AGAGAGATGGCAAATGACTGGGACTTTACTGATGCAGGCCGAAGACGTCAATCAGAACGCATGAATACTATTGCTACATTTGAAGCTGTAAGAGCTCGCACTGTTATTTGTGACTTTGTTTGTCCTACTGGTGCAACACGTGAAGAGTTTGATGCTGACATTACAATTTGGATGGATACTATTGAAGCAGGTCGTTTTGATAATACTAATAAGATCTTTGAAGCTCCTACTGATGTAGACCATCAAATCAAAGGATTTATGTCAGATGATGAAATCCTAAACTTTGCAAATATATTAAAGGCGAAATACAATGTTTGATTATAAAAAACCAACAACGCAAATGCTAGGACGGTGGCAGCCATGGCATGATGGACACACTGCTTTGTTTAAGAAGTCATTAGCTGAGACTGGACAAGTCGTAATTATGGTACGAGATGTTGGTGGTATTATTGGTACAGATGCTGGTGGCGGACGTACCGAGGGTCAGTATGATAATCCATTTAAGTGGAATCAAGTAAGACAAAATATTGTTGCGGGTTTAGCAGAACATGGGTTTACAGAGGGTGTTGAGTATGTTATAATGCAAGTACCAAACATCGTAGACATTTCTTATGGTCGTGGTGTTGGTTATACATTCACCCAACATGATCTTGGTGAAGAGATTCATAATATCTCTGCTACTAAGATCCGAGCTAAAATGCGTAATGAAGGAAAATTATGAGTAACGTTGAACAAGTTATTCTTCGTAATGTACTTACAAATGAATCTTATATGCGTAAGGTTCTACCATTTATAAAGCCTGAATACTTTCAAGGTGTCTATAATCAACTATTCAAAGAGGCTGGTAAGTTTGTTGCTAAGTACAATAAGCTGCCTAACCTTGATGCATTTAAGATTGAGATTGACAATAGCGATAAGTTTAATGACGATCAGTACCAGGCAGCTATGGAGATTCTGCCTAATATCTTTGTACAAGAGACGTCTGATGAAAAATGGCTAGAGGATACTACTGAGAAGTGGTGCCAAGACCGTGCTATTCATAATGCAATCATGGAGTCTATCTCTATTATTGATGGTAAGCACAAGAATCTTACAAAGAATGCTTTGCCTGATCTATTGTCAAAGGCACTTGCTGTATCATTTGATACTAATATTGGTCACGACTATATTGAGAATGTTAATGAGCGTTATGAATTCTATCATGAAGATGAAGAACGTATTCCGTTTGACATTGATTTCTTTAATCAGATTACTAAAGGTGGTTTACCTAATAAGACACTAAACATTGCACTAGCTGGTACTGGTGTCGGTAAATCATTGTTTATGTGCCATTGTGCAGGTAATGTATTGGTACAAGGTAGGAACGTTTTGTACATTACAATGGAGATGGCAGAGGAACGTATTGCTGAACGCATTGATGCTAACCTATTAAATATCCCGCTAGATCAGTTACAGAATATCACTAAGGATATGCTAACTTCAAAGGTAGATGAAATTGCTTCTCGTACTAATGGTAAACTTATCATCAAAGAGTATCCTACTGGTTCAGCTCATACTGGCCACTTTCGTGCGCTATTAAATGAACTGAAGCTAAAGAAGAACTTTGTACCTGATATGATATTCATTGACTATCTTAATATCTGTGCATCAAGTAGAATGAAAGGTATGGGAGGTGCTATTAACTCTTACACTTATATTAAGGCGATTGCGGAAGAACTCCGAGGCCTTGCAGTCGAGTTCGATGTACCGATCGTATCGGCGACTCAAACGACGCGCAGTGGTTATAGTTCGTCGGATCCTGGGTTAGAGGACACATCAGAATCATTCGGTCTACCAGCTACTGCAGACCTTATGTTTGCTCTTGTTTCTAGTGAAGAACTAGAGGCACTAGGTCAGATTATGGTCAAACAACTTAAAAACAGATATAATGATCCTAATCATAAAAAACGTTTTGCAGTCGGTATAGATAGATCTAGAATGAGACTGTTTGACATTGACAACCCACAAGATAACTTAATCGATGATACTCCGGCATTTGATAAGTCTCAAGTAAACGAGAGGTTTAAAGACTTCAAGATATAGGAGGGACTCATGTGGATACTAATTTGGTTAGCTATGGGTAATGCTCAGAATGTAGAATACTTTCATGTTGGTACATATGACAACAAAGATAAATGTGTAAACGCTATGCAGGATGCTTCTGTACTAGTTACAAATAAAAATCAAACAATCGATTGTATTTACATAGATAGGAAATAATGAACAATGAAAGACATTAGAGATATATATCAATATGTCCAGAGACATAATGTTGTACCAAAGGAGACGTGCAATAAAATTATTGAGTTATCTAAAGGCTATGATTGGACAGCACATCAATGGTCAAACTGGAAGGGCCGGGAAGACCCTATTACATTCCCGGATCATGATAAAGAGTTAGTTGTTTCACATCCTCAAAATTACGAAGTAGAAGATATGTTAAAGGTGCATGTTGCTTCAGCTCTAAAAAAATATTATGAAAATTTTCCTGGTGCTCGTTGTGCTAAGTATTCAGTCCCAAGACTCAATAGATATGACGAAAACAGAATAATGAAACAGCATGTAGACCGAATAACATCTATATTTGATGGTAAAGAAAAAGGAGTGCCAGTTCTATCAATACTTGGTGCATTAAACGATGACTACGAAGGTGGGGAATTTGTATTTAATGATACTGCACCAGTGAGAATGAAAGCAGGTGATGTTTTGATTTTTCCTTCTACATTTATATACAGGCACGAAGTGAAACCAGTAACTAGGGGTACTAGATACTCTTGGATATCTTGGGGATACTAATGGAATGTGACGAAGAAGAATTTCAAGCGGTTTATGAAGAATATATTGAACTTACAAATGAGTTACTAGAAAACTTCGATGTTTTAATGGTAGCTGCAGTAATGACTACAATAGGTTTTAGTCTATACAAAACATCACTATCAGAAGAGGATTATAATAAAATTGTAGATGCTATGTACGATTTAAAAAATGATATTGCAACAATTGAAAAAGGATACTTACACTAATGGCAAAAGGCAATAAGAAAACAGCAATCGGTAATGGAAACGTGAAAACGTCTTCCATGAATAAAAGTAAAAAGAATTCATATAAAAAATATCGAGGTCAAGGTAAATAATGCATGCTAAACTTATCTCCTATAGCCAACCCTCTGGTCGTATCTACTCAGGAGAACCTGCAGCGCAGGGGCTTGACAACATCCAAGACCTTATCGCGTTTGCCGCCCGTGTCTCCAACCCATCGAACCAGGCTAACACCAAAACAACAGCAAAGTTACTTGACTATCTCATCAAGCACAAACACTGGTCACCATTCGAAATGGCATCAGCCTGTATCGAAATTGAAACAACCAGAGATATCGCTAGACAGCTCATCCGGCACCGCAGCTTCTCATTCCAAGAGTTTTCTCAGCGGTATGCTAACATCAATGATCTTAATGATGAGTTTGTTATAAGAGAAGCACGTTTACAGGATGAAAAAAATCGACAGAATAGCATCGAGACATCCGATGTGGCTTTAGATGCTTGGTGGGATGCACAACAAAAGTTTATCATCGAACATGTAAAGAGGATCTACAATGAAGCAATCGAACGAGGAATCGCTAAAGAACAAGCAAGAGCAATATTGCCAGAGGGTAACACAGTCAGTAGGCTCTATGTTAATGGTACCATTCGCTCTTGGATTCATTATATCGAGTTACGTTCTTCAAATGGGACACAAAAAGAACATATGGGATTGGCCAGAGAAGTAGCTAAGGCAATAGGTCAAATATATCCAAAAGCATTGGAATTTGTAGATGGCGGAACTAGTACTTAGAAATAAAGATATAATTTCAAAACTAGAATATATTAGGTCTGAAGTATTCAAAACTGAAATTATAACTAACGAAGATAAGTATCGCGATAAATTAACACGTAACCCACAGGAAGATCTTGCTGATCCAGAGAAATTCATGAGTAAAGAACATTTGTTTAAGCACATGTCTGATCCGAATCATGAAGGATTTCCAGTTGAACACTGTTCTTTACCTGTAGAGGTTATGTCTAGGTCTGATAATAAACTAGCGCATATTGTAAATTACACAAGAAACGAATTCATATCAGATCTTGGGGCTAATAGTGACGCTGTTTTCCTTTACTACCCACCTAAGGGGTTTGTAGGTTGGCATACAAATCAAAACAATTCTGGACATCAATTTATTTTTTCTTGGTCAGAAAGGGGTGATGGTTATTTTCAGTACTATGATAAACAGAAAAAAGAGATAGTAAAAATACCAGATAAATCAGGTTGGCAAGCTAGGCACTATCATTTTGGTGAAGATGTCGCTGACCACTGTTGGCACTCTGCTTATACTAATGTACCTAGAATCACTGTTTGTGTTTTATTTAGATGGTGGGATAAGCCACATATGAAAGAGCAGGTTTTAGCGATGAAAGATCAACTAATAGAAGAAATAGAATCGGAGGATTAATGGGCAAACACCTTTCTACATACTATTCAGACTTTGACGAAGGTCATTGTGAAATCCATTTTGACTTTAAAGAAGAATACGCGTATATCAAGTATTTTGATAACAACGGTAAACGTTTCTTTACAGAAGACTTTAAGGGCAAGTCAATGCGATATGTCGAAGACGCTGCAGAGAATTGGGCACTAGGAATAAAAAAGCTAGAAGCTATTAATTAACTGTTTACATTCCTTTTGATTTAGTATAGAATACTATCATATATTATGGAGGAATGAATATGAGTAATCAACGTGGTGGTAAGTGGAAACCAGCTGCATTAGATAATGGTACGACAGACATGCGTCTTCGTAACTTCTTTAAAACATGTGTACGTGCTTTGGAAGATGAACCTGATTCTCAATTCTATTTTGAACAAATTGTAGACCATATCAATCAGGGTGGGTCTATCATGACGGACGACTTAGTTGCCGTCCGTCGTATTCTCGGTGTTTAGTCTTTCTTAGGATCAGACTTACCTTTAGAGTAAGCTTGAGCACCAAAGAATGCTGCAACCAAACCAGCGATTGCAACAAAATAGGTGGGTGCAATGTCACTCACCAGTTGCGCTGCAGTTTCTTGTCCTATCAAAGAAGTGACAATGATTGTAACTGGATATAGAAGCATACCCCAGAGAGCAAACCAAGCCATAGCGCGTATTTGATCTTCTTTCTTATCTTCATTTTCTTGCATATTACGTTTGTGTTCAAACTCGGCAATCTCCTTTGCACGAGCCATCTCTTCATCAGTAATAATTCCATCACCATCCGTATCTAGATGCGCAAATATGGAATCAGGTTCTAGTGTCTTTGCAGCTGCCATTTATTCGCCTTTCCACAATGTCCAAGCACCATATACAATTGCTACACCTGCAGCAATCTTAGCGAGTGGAGCCATAAACAAAACTAGACCACCAAGCACCATGAGTGCAGCACCGTCTAGACTTGTTCTTTCTTTCAGTCTATTTTTTATCCAGTTCATCTAATCTCCTTTCGATCTCATCGATCTTCTTTGTGATTTTTGGATATTTTTTACGCCATGCATCTTCTGGTTGTTCTAACCATGTCCATCCAAAGCGTTCCACCAGATAATCTAAAGTCTGATCCAGCTTTGCATATGCCCAAAGTCCTGCCTTCGTCTCTTTGAAATATGCTAAGAATGCTGCACCAGCGACAGCACCAAGGATACTAGTATAGATCCATAGTGTGTCGTCAAACAATCTCTCTATCATTTGTCAGCCATCTTTGCTACGGCTGCATCATAATCTTCTTGTGATACAATACCTTCGCTCAATAGTCTTTTCCTATTGACCATATGTTGAGCTTGTACATCTTCTTTCGAACCACCAAAGTATGGTACACAATGTCCTTCATCAATCATAACTTCAGTTAATTTTTCACGTTTGCCTTCATAGCGTTCTACATAGAAGTCACCAAGGATACGTCCAAACTTGCCTTTCATATCCTCACCATGTTTATCCTCTTGAGTAATAAGAATAACATCATTTTCCATTAACTCTTTTACTCTTTTCTTGGCTGCTTCACCAAATAGGTCTTCAACCTTATCAGATGTACGTGATTCAGGAGTATCGATGCCCATGACACGCACACGCTCATCTGTGAGCACGATACCAAATCCTAGTTCGATATCAACGTCGACGGTATCACCATCAACGACTTTAATTACTTTGCATTTATATTCCACTAGATTCCTCCATAAGTGCTAACTAATGCTGGACCAAATAATGTCATTACCCACATTAGTACACCAATGGCGAATATGCCAATGAGTAACCATTTCATTTTAAAATCATCAACCTTCATTTGTAGTCCAAGTATTTCATTACCTAAAACTCTTATAGCAAGTTCAAATTTTCCTTCTGGGTGATCTACTACGTCTATTGAGTTTTTCTTTTCTTCATCCATCATTTTGCTCCGTGTATGTTATGTAATTCATCATTCCATGATCTGTTGCACCATCAAACTTACTTCCGTTTTTCCATGCAGCACGACGACCTCTCCAGCCATCTTTAAATCTTTGCCATTTAGTCATCTTACGAATATTGCCATGGAAGTTAATGTAACGTAGTGTACCGTGGTGTCTATATCCCATCCATGCAAACGGAACTTTTGGAACAATATCGTTATTATTCACATGTCTGTAATGAGGACATGTAATAGCTTTTACAAACTTTTTAGATCCTACACGTGGGGATCCATATGTGAACAAAGCATCTACGTCATCAAAACGTGATGCTGCTACAGTAGCCATCGCACCACCGAGTGAATGTCCACAAATAAAGAACTCTTGTGTTTTTAAAATGAAATGTTTTTCTTTGTGAGCTACAATGGCATCCCAAAGTTTTTCGGTTTCGTTTTGAAACCCGTTATGTACACGACCACCAGCTTGAGCCTTATCTGGCCAAGCGTTTAAGTCTGCTTTAATGTCTGAAAATTCTTTTGGCTCTGTTCCTCTAAAACAGAGAACATACATATTCTTATTGACAACTGCATGGCATTGAGCACCATCGTTTTCGAAAAAGAAATGCTTCGTAAATCCTAGTTTACGGTATTTTGGTTTTGCTTCAGGTCCATCCTCATAGGCAATGCCTGCAAGCTTAGCCATAAGGCTACACTTTTCTATATGATCCATAATTTGTCTCCTGTTTTCATCATCTAAACAGTAACAAAAAGATCACACTCAATAACGTTATTTATATTACTCTATATATACTATGTACAAATTATGGAATCTTTGCTATGATGTATTCAGAGGCAAATGAATGAAAAAATTAATATTCATACTGAGCGGAGTAATAAACGCCATGGTGTTAGGAGCGATCCTGGCAACAGTTCTTAATGGCTACGGCCCAGAACTGGATGCCAAAGAGGTCGAGTGTATGGCTAAGAACATATACTACGAATCTCGCAGTGAACCAATTGAAGGACAAATAGCAGTTGCACAAGTTACACTCAATCGTGTAGCTCATACTAACTGGCCAAACAACATTTGTGATGTTGTGTATGAACCAAAACAATTTAGCTGGACATGGCTAGAAAAGGATCAAACACCAAATGATCCTATTGCATATAAGAGAGCTGTTGTTGTAGCTCGTGACGTTATGATTGGCAATGTTGTCGATCCTACACATGGTGCAGTATTCTATCACGCGGCTTATGTAAATCCTGAATGGAACCAATACATGGAAGTGAGTAAAGTTATTGGTGCTCATATCTTCTATGTATGGGATGGACAATGGATTAAGAAACAAAAGCAAGAGAAGTAATGTATATTACTCCTTGTGTATCTGTCTGCAGAATAAATAAGAATACAAAGGTATGCGATGGTTGCGGAAGAACCATAGATCAGATTAGTAACTGGTCAAGATATAGTGATGAAGAACGTATGAATATTATGAAAGGCTTGGGGTATGGAAGAAGAACTTCAAAGGAAGATCGCTTGGTTCGAAAAGCGACACGCCGAACACGAACAAAAAGTTGAAGAGCTTGAAAAAGATCGTAGATTAAATAGAAGTACTACAAAACAAGCTCAGTTACGTTACGCTAAAAAAGAAAAGTTGAGAATGAAAGATCAAATAGCATGGCTGAAGAAATTAGAAAATCAATTACCAAAGAACTAGATGTATGCCACGACTGCGCTGAATATGGTGGTCATTTCTGCGATGAATGTCTTGATGAAATCAAAAAGATGAAACAAGATGCGGATAGAAAAACGGAACAAGAAGTACGTAGCGATTGATGACGATGGTTATGTGATAATAATGTCACATAATAAAAAATGTGTAATTGCCTATTTACGTCAGCAAGGATATGTGATATAAGTATTCTCGTAGATGTTAGAGGGTATTCAGGACCTCGGGGCGGTACCGAGCAGCTCCACCATAAACACACTGGGAGAAATCACTCTCCATCACTGAAAGTTTAACAGTGTGTTTTTATGGGGCTGAAATAGGATCGACTGGTATTTGAGTCTACGAAACACAAATGCAAACGATAACTTTGCACCATCTGGTTTTGCTCTAGCAGCATAAACACAGGGGGAGGCCACTGCCTAGCAACAGAAGTGTGGCACTAATATATCACATTCATTAAGGGTAAAAGAAATGAAAATCGCAATCGCAGCAACAGTAGCAGCATTGACACTTGCAGCATGTGCAGGTACAGAAGCAGAAGCAGCAGAAATCGGCGCAACAGGCATCTCAATCGGTGCAGAACTAGACAACCGTTACAATGTCGATGCAGAAACAATGACAACAACATTGACACCAGGTGTTGGTTATGACATCGCAGGTTTTGGTCTATCAGCAGAAATGGACTTTGTTCTATATGACGATAAGTTCACATTGAACAATGACGAACTACCAACTCTAGACTTTGGTGCAGAGTATGGTCTAGGTCTTATGGGTCTAACATCAACAGCATATGTTGAATCAGGCTACAACTTTGAGACAGAAGATATGTCAGACGTAGAAGTTGGTGTTTCCTTCAAATTCTAAGCTGATATATAATAGTATCGGGTCGTTACGTAATGGACGCGCGGGGAGCCACGGTTAGCTCCCCATTTTTATTTGAGGTAATTATGCATATAGAAGTACTTGAAGATAATATTGATTTAAAGACTATACTTGAAGAAGCAAATTCTGTTAAGATGTTTTTAAAGGCTGGTTGGAAAGATATTGACCAGGTTGGATTACAAGCTCACAAACCGGATTTAAATCCTAAAGACGAATGGAAAAGTTCTATAGGACGAGTGAATAGATTACAATATCCTGAAACCTATTTTAAGTATCCACTATTTCAATTACCTACAATAAATCGGTTAATGGAAAAATACGGGATGAAACGTACAAGGATTATGAAAAGTAATCCTAAAACATGTTTGACAGCCCACGAAGATCTTACAAAGAGAATACACATTCCATTAATTAGCAATGACAAATGTTTTATGGCAATAGAGGATAGGAACTATTATCTTGAACCAGGGAAGATTTATCTTACAAATACAACACTAAGACATACTGCTGTGAATGCCTCTGATACCTATAGAGTGCACATAGTAGGATGCATTTACAGTTAGGAACTTATTATGGACTTATTAGGATATTACACAGCAGGGTTCTTTCTCTGCCTAATTGGTGAACCACAGGAATACAAAAATTGTATAGTATATCGAAGTCCAAACTCTTTCCCTACAGAAGAAATTTGTCATGCTTCACTTGTAAAACAAGGTGAGATGTTATGGTATATGTTTGATCAAGAATCATTTGAAGTTGTTGATATACGTTGCATTGAATGGCTACCACCAAAAAAAGGTGTTTAGTGTCAAAAAAATGACAGTTGCTCTTGTCAAATTATTGACACTTATAAATATGTATCGATTTATAAATAGTATCGAATAACAGAGAGGATACAACCATGAAGAAGCATCTACTCGGTGCATTCTTCGTAATGATGGCAACCACTGCATTATCGCAAACGGTTACCAATGATGCAGATGGACTATTTGATTCCACCAGCTATGTTGAAACAGATAGCACCACAAACAATACCACGACTAGTAATGTGACTACTGATAATACTAATACCAACACTAGTACTATCACAAGTACAAACACTAATACAAATACAAATAATAATACCTCTACTATTACGAGTACTAACACTAATAATAATACAAATACTAATACTAATACGACAACTAGTACAAATACAAACACCAATAATACAACTATTGACCAAACGACTGACTCAACAATCAATCAAACTGTCAATCAAACAACTGACTCAACTATAGATCAGACTGTCAATACTACTAGCAATATTACTACAGATAATACAAATCGTAATATTAACATTAGTACATCTACTAATACTAACACAAATAATAATACTAACGATACTACTATAAACAGTACTACCGATAATACTAATACTAACACTAATGTGAATACTAATGATAGTACTATTACTCAAGAAGTAATATCCCCTCCCCCATCAGCCATTGCACCATCCATTCAATCAGGTGGAAATGATACTTGTACTGTATCATATTCTGCAGCTGTACAAACACAGATACTTGGTGTATCTGGGGGTGGACATGTAAGAGATTTAAATTGTGAACGTCTAAAGAATGCTAAGACCCTTTATAATATGGGTATGAAAGTCGCTGCTGTTGCACTAATGTGTCAGGAAGAGACTGTCTATAAAGCTATGGAAATGGCTGGCACACCTTGTCCCTATATGGGTGAGATTGGTGCTACTGCTCAGGCGTTATGGGACAACGACCCAGACCGTATTCCTGTAGATGACGGAAAGGAAGAGAATGATACGACGACTGCTATTACTGTCGGTGGCATTCTTTTGGCTATCCTCCTCGTCCTCTAGTCAAGAGTTAAATTCCGATCAAAGTATAACTGGTAACGTATTAGATCCTTCAACTATTGAGGGATCTTACAATACTTGTACCCCAGGTGTAAATTGTTGGAGCGGTTATACTGGCGGTGTTTTACCTAATTGGGGAGGAAATACTGCTTATTGGGGATACGGCGGGGGTATTCTTAAATGGACTTCTTCCATTAACACAGCCTTGCAAGAGTCTGGTTTGCAAATAGATGGTTATCACTATCGATGGCGTGTGAAAAACAAAGATACAAACGCTAATCAAGGTGACGGCTATGACTATATGAGAATTTCTGTTAGAATTTACGATTCAGCAGGAAAAGAAGTGTGGGGCAAACAATACAACTTAGACGGTTATTATGATTGGTCGTACTTTAGAGGAACAGAGTTATTTGATGAGTCATTAATAGCAGATGATTTAAGTGATATTGTAATCAGAGCTGAAGGTGATGATCCAGGATATTGGGCAGGTTATTATGGACCTGAGTTTAACGTAGATGATTCATATGTAAAATTCATTTATAGCACAATTCCTGTAGATCCGTGCGATGAAGTTCCAGTTGTAGATCCTAGTTGTGAAAACTTTATTGGTGCTGCACCATCAGAAGATCCAGCAGTAAAGGAATTAGTAATAATTGAATCAACGGGATCTATTCCTCTATCAGAAGATGAGCTAGCTGTTTTAGAGTCTTTAGAAGAAGAGGAAGAAACATTTGAAGAAGAACCAACTCAAGAAAAAGAAGAAGAGAATAAAGTAGATGCATTATCAGTAGCTAGAAATGCTGAAGCAAATGCTCTAGCTGATGCTGCAGCTACAATAAATGATACATTAACTACTACAGAATTAGCAGCTCAACAAGATATTACTCAAAGTCAAACTATATTACAACAATCTCAGTCTCAATCTCAGCAATCTATGCAAGAAGGGCAATCGTCTCAGCAGCAGTCTATGCAGCAATCACTAGAATCTGCTGGTATAGGTTCTGATGGCAGTTTATCTTCAAGTAGTGCTTTAAGTCAAATGCAAAATGAAAATTCAAATGTCGAATTAGAAATTATAATGGACACAGAAGTGTTAGAAATCGCTGCTTTGGATAATGCTATTAATGATGCTGTGATGAACTTAATTAAAATGGAACAAAATATTATTAGAGAGCAGGTTGAAGAGTCAGTACAAGAAGAAGAACTAACTGAACCAGTATCTAATGAAAAAGAAGATGAACTAGTTGCAGCAGCCTTAGCCGGTAGTGATGATGAAGATGCTCAAGCTGCTCTTCTTGGATTTAATCCAAACTTTAGAGCATATCAACAACCACAAATGACTGATGCAGACTTTTATAAACCGAAGGACATATATGCAGGTCAAAAGAACTATGATAATCCAAATGCAAGGTTCTTTAACGGTGCATCAGACGCAACACATCGAGAGATGGTAAGACAACAATACGAGGGAAATTAAATGGCAGAGTTTGAATTTGCAGGCACAACATTTAGAGGCGGTAAGATGTTTGCTGTTCTTACTGCTCTATCTACACTCGGAGGCGGTTTATGGGCTGGCTTTGAGTTTTACAAAGATTATATGGATATGAAAGAGATTGTTCAAAACATTGATGTAGATGCTATTGCAGCAGAGAATGCAAAAGTAATGTTAAAGATGGACGAACAAATGCTTCGTATCGAAGAAGCAATTGAATACACACGTGACATTAAATCAGATTTAAGACAAGATGTATTAGAAATGGAAAAGCTGGTTGAAAGACTAGAGGACAAGACTGATGCATCAGAGGATAGAGTAAAGGATTCACAAAACTCTATTGAAGCTACACTTGAGGGTGTACGTAATGAAATGAATCAGGTTCAGAAAGATGTAACAGCTTCTATCCGTGAAGTTGAAGCTATAATTCGTGAATCTGAAAAAGATGTACGTAATACTATGAGAGAAACTGAAGAACGTATTGATGCATCGATGAGACAACTTGATAAAGATATTAACGAAAAACTACAAGAGGCGTTAGATAATCCACTTAACGATGGGTAGAGATGTGGCATTATAAAGATACTACTTCAGGCCAATATGTTATATTTTTTATAATTCTTACTATAATTTTTTGTACAGTTGTGTTTTTATTTACTAATTAAATTTTTTTATTTCATTGTTAACACTAACATTTTATAAGTAGCACTGACCAGCCAGGGAGGTGCTCATGACTTATTTTCAACTCAAGGAAGCTAACCGATATTATTGGATGGTAAAGGGTCAGCTCATACCTGAGTCCTGGAAAGAGCCTGAGATTAAAAAAACATATGAGTCATACTTTGCACGAATCTGGGGAAATCATGAAGCCTGTGTTCATGAAGTAGGATTTGAAGCTGCATGGGCACAAAGACAAAGAAAAAAGGCTCTCGCAGCAAAATAACTGTGTACATTACAATTCATTTGGTGTAGTATACCAATATGAATATTTTTATCTTGTCAGAAGACCCCGTAGAAGCAGCTCAACTGCAGTGCGATAAGCATGTAGTTAAGATGATTGTTGAGTCAGCGCAAATGCTGTCAACAGCCCACCGTATGCTAGATGGTTATGTCGAGAAACGACCGTCTAAGTCTGGTAAGCGTATGGTCAGCTATTGGGTACATCCTAATCAGAACATGGAAGACAATCTATACAAGGCTGTTCACCATGGCCATCCTTGTACTGTATGGACTATGCAGTCTGCAGCCAATTACCGTTGGCACTATGAGCACTTTATTGCCTTACTTGACGAATATCAATATCGATATGGTAAGCAGCACAGTACACGTAAACTAGAGGTCATTCTAGGTTTTCCACCAAAAAATATCAGCTTTACTAAGGACATCACGCCTTTCCCACTAGCAATGCAGCACGAACCACAGTGCATGCATGAGGGAGAACCTGTCCGTTCTTATCAAGAATATTACCAAACAAAACAATCTAGGTTCAAAATGGCTTGGACTGGTCGTCCTATTCCAGAGTGGTTCCATGTTGCAAGTTGAGTATGATGTAATAGAAGAGTTGAATATTGGTGACTGTAAGTGGAGACTTGTAGAGAACATTAATAACAAACGTAAGGTTGTTCAGTCATGGTCTACTATGACTAAACAGTGGAATGCTGTCTACAAATATGAATGTAAGTCACCAGATTATAGAACTGTTTTAGAGTCTTGGGATGCTCTGAAAAAAATTGCAAAAAATTTGCAAAAAAGCTAAATTAACTGTGTACAAACGATTTGTAATATGATAGGATATACTTATCAAATGAAGGAAAACACTATGACACTTACATGGACAGCAGACTTTGGTGATAACAACATTCGCACATGGGATTCAAAATACACATTGTGTGAAATTGTAGAGGTTTTTAATAAAGCACAGCGTGGTGCATTGAACAAAGGCAAAACGTTAACGTTTGTTGAACAGTTTGTAACTTATAGTGTGAAGGCTTAATAGGAGATTATATTATGGCACATGAAGTAGAAATCATTAACGGTCAAGCTCAACTAGCATATGCGGGTGATAAACCTTGGCATGGACTTGGTGTAGAAGTTTCAAACGATTTGACACCTGAGCAAATGATGGTAAAAGCTGGTCTTGATTGGGAAGTCGATAAAGAGTCAGTCTTTACAGCATCTGGTGTAGAAGTACCAGGCAAGAAAGCTCTGATTCGTAAATCAGATGGTAGCATCTTGGATATGGTCGGTGACGACTGGAATCCAGTTCAAAACTCTGAAGCATTTCAGTTCTTTTCAGAGTTTGTCATGGCTGGTGACATGGAGATGGAAGTAGCTGGTTCATTAAAGGAAGGTAAAAATGTTTTTGCACTCGCTAAAGTCAAAGAGTCTTTTTCAATTCTTGGTGATGATCAAGTGGATAGCTATCTTTTGTTTAGCAATCCTCATCAGTACGGCAAAGCCATTGATGTTCGTTTCACCCCAATCCGAGTCGTATGCAACAATACTTTGACATTCTCATTGCAGTCTGCATCTAAGAACTTTGTGAAGGTTGGTCACCGTTCTACATTCGATGCTGATATGGTGAAAGAACAAATGGGTCTTGCCTCTGAGAAGTTTGCTCAGTACAAAGAGATGGCCGAGTTCTTGTCAACTCGTAAGTTCTCTGTTGATGCATTGCTTCAGTATTACAACGATGTATTCCCACATCGTGAGAAGCGTGAGCTTCAAACTGAAGCAGATCTATCTCGTACAGCACGTCAGTGCTATGAGGTTCTAGAGACTCAGCCAGGTGCTGAGTTTGGTCAAGGCACATGGTGGCAGGCATTTAACTCTGTCACATATATGACTGACCATCTTCAAGGTCGTAATGCAGCAAATCGTCTGCAAAACCAATGGTTTGGTTACAACCAAGCTCGTAAAATTCAAGCTGCTAATAAGGCTGTGGAATATGCCACAGCCTCCTAAAATCATAATGCTAGCTGATGTACTGGAGACTCGAGTTCGAAAAGAAAAAGAACTCGAGTACTACCAGAAGGAGCTAGAGAAGTTACAAGAGAAGATGTTCTTCATTAAGAAGGACATTGACATCACTAACTTGATTATAGATATGATCGAGAAAGAAAATGTCATTGATATTAGACAAAGATTATTAGAGAAAAAAGATGATTGAGAAGCAAGAGCGATATCATGACTATATTCTTCGTAAATTGCGCGAGTTAAAGGATTCAGATGGTTCGAGTTGAAGATTTAAATATTTCTTTTTTTCATTTACCAAAAAATGCTGGTTCTAGCATAGCTAAATGGTTAGTAGATAATGTAGATGGTGATGAATACAAAGATGACATACGCCATGAAACTCCACAAAAGGTACTTCCGTTATTTGATGACCTAGGTTGGAGTTTTTGTTGTGTAAGAAACCCATGGGATAGAGTTGTTAGTTGGTATAACTTTTTTAGACGCCAAAATAAAATAAATTGTAATTTTGATACATATATGGATAAAATTATTTCTAGACAATACACGCCTAAATATATTTTACCTATTCAATCACAAATGTATATGGTAGATAGCGTCGATCATGTTATTAAATATGAAAATCTTGTTGAAGATTTTAAACTTATACAAGAAAAAACAAATTGTTTTGAGCCTTTAGTTCATATCAATAAATCTCGCAAACAAAATGAGGTTAGATCATATGTAAACTATTATACTAAGGATTCTTATATTAATCATGTTGGTGAAGTTTGTAAACGTGAAATAGCTTACTTCAACTATTCATTTGGAGGGTGATATGAAACTCATTAATGATAAAGATGATCCTGATCTATTAGGTATCATAGAGGAGAAGGATGACTTTGTTCATGTGTCTAAGATTGTAGAGAATATGAATAAGGATCTGGTCGACAGTGGCTTTGATCAGTATCAATATAAAGCTGAGAAGCGAGGGAGAAAAGCTTATATCAGACGAATTTAAGGGGTTTACTACCCCTTATTTTTTTATATAAATAGTATAAAATTTCTAAAAAGAGTACTGAAATGAAAAAGTTTAAAGGATACTTACAAGAAATGGCTGCTATCGACGCTTCTGACCTTGACTCTAAGTTTTTACAAAGAGCTCAGAAGGTCACATCATTTAATCTAAAACCAGTTGATTTTCAAAGTTTAAAATATAAGGGTGAAATTCAGTTCTTGTTTAAGACTCACTTCTTCCCAAAATTTGATTTAGACCAAACTATCAAAGGAAAGCCTAAAGAACAAGAGCTGAATAATTTAATTAAAAAGTTACGTTCTCAAGACAAAAAATATTTTACAGCTTTACATAATTATAATCTGAAAGGTGTCGGTCCAGGCGAAGCTACACTTTACTTTTTATTAGATGATGCTTCTATAGGTGGTGGTAGTGCATCTGCTGCTGACATTAATATTGGATCCCAGTCATATGAGGTAAAAGCTGGTAGCTTAGATGGTGATGGTTTCTTTAAGAACTTTAAACTTGGTGGTACAGTTCCAATGGATAAAATGGTTGGTGCTGGTCTACGAATCAGAGATTCAGATGAGAGAATTAAAAGAGCTGGTACTGAAAAGAACGGCGTGAATAATACTCAAATAAAAATGATCATGTCTAATCCAGCATTGAAAAAAGAGTGGGAAAACGAAGTAGAAAAACCATATAGACCAGCCGCTCACAAGTACCTTTCGAAGAACCCACTGATTTTAATGATTAATAAAACCCCTGCAGCTAGACTTGGAGAAGTTCTTTTTATCGGTAAACTTAAACGTGAACAAATTTATGTCGATGTTATAACACAAGGTACAATTAAACCGAAAGTCAAGTTCTAATGGTACAGTTTCATACAAGACGTAATGCATTTTTAAATAACAACGATGAGATTTATGAAGTTGTTATGATTGCAGGACAATCAGGTCCTACAGTTTATGTTCCTAAGGGAAATTTAAACGCCTCTACAGATGCATTTGGTAGGCTCAGAATATCAACACCACATACCGTATTTGATAACTCATTTAGATATAATGATAATACTGAAAAATGGAATCAAAAAATAACTGGCACTGGAACCGTTACTCATAACGCAGATGAAGGTTTGATGGATCTGACAATTGGCACTAACAGTGGTGATCAAATAATCAGAGAAACTAGTAGAGTATTTCAATACCAACCAGGTAAAAGCCTTTTGTCAATGAACACATTTGCATTCGGCGCTGCACAAGAAAATGTAAGAATGCGGTGCGGATATTTTGGTAAAGAAAATGGTATTTACTTTGAAAGAGACGGCGAAGATGTTTACATTGTTAAAAGATCAGCCGTGAGTGGTTCAATAGTAGAAACAAGAGTTCCTCAATCTGAATGGAATGTTAACACACTTGATGGATCTTCTGTTTTATCTCCGAGATTAAAACCTAGAAGATCTCAAATATTTTTTACAGACTTTGAATGGTTAGGCGTAGGTTCTGTAAGGGCAGGATTTGTTATTAACGGACAGTTTATAATTTGTCATATTTTTCACCATGCAAATGAAATTGATGCTACATATATGACAACGGCTACATTACCTATTCGTTATGAAGTTACGAATACAGGAGCATCTACTGGTGCTACACTCAAACAAATTTGTTCTACAGTTGCTTCAGAGGGTGGATATTCTGCACTGTCATTAGCACGTGGTGCATCTACTGCATTAACTGGTAAAAATTTGTCACAAACTAGATTTAGACCACTAATTAATTTAAGATTGAAATCAGGTAGAACCGATGGCGTTGTCATACCATCAGAAGCAATGGTCTATGGTCTACAGCAGGCAGCCTTTAAATATGCAATCATAAAAGGAAGTAGTGTGAATAGTCCTTCATGGGAAAGTTTAGATGATCTAAGTGATGTTGAGTATGACACTTCTGCAGATAGCATAAACACAATTGGCACAATTGTTAAAGAAGGGATATTTGTTGGTGACAATAAAGGTGGTTCAACAATAATCAATTTAATGGATATGAATCACTCTTTACAATTATCTAGAGGCATAATTGATTCTGATTCAGCTGGTGACATATTGACACTAGCTGCAATTTCTACAACAAATAATGATGATGCAGTAGGTTCAATAAGTTGGCAAGAACACTAAATTAACTGTGTACATTTAAAAAGAAATAGTATATAAGAGATATATGGAAAATTTTAAAACACATATCACTGAGAATAAGAATACACATATGACCCATATCGAGGATAAGGTCATTTATGGTGGAGTAAATGGTACACGTCAAGCTATCATGGTTTTACGTGAATTGAGAGACATGTTGAAAGGTGAACATGCTGGTTCTGTTAGTGTTAAATGGGATGGGGCTCCTGCTATTTTTGCAGGCACTGATCCTAATGACGGACGTTTCTTTGTTGCAAAGAAAGGTATTTTTAACAAGAATCCCAAGGTCTATAAGACTCCTGCTGACATTGACGCTGATACAAGTGGTGATCTTGCTGACAAGCTCAAAGCAGCTTTGCGAGAGCTCCCTGCCCTGGGTATCAAAGGTGTCGTGCAAGGTGACTTCCTTTATGGGCCTGGAGATTTAAAGAAAGCTAAGATTAAGGGTGAGGACTATATTACATTTCATCCAAATACTATCGTTTATGCTGTGCCAGCAAAGTCGGCTGCAGCTAAGGCTATTAGGTCATCAAAAATTGGTATTGTGTGGCACACAACCTATAAAGGTGACACCTTCGAGTCTATGCGAGCTTCGTATGGAGTTGATGTAAGCAAATTTAAGAAATCAAAGAATGTATGGTCTCAAGATGCCATGCTACGTGATTTGACAAACGTTACTATGAATAAAAAGGACACAGAGGAAGTCAATGAATATCTATCGCAAGCTGGTAAACTCTTTAACCAAATCTCAGGAACAACTCTCAGAAAACTTGAAAGCTCGCCAGAGCTATCGCGCCTCATTGAAACCTATAATAACTCCTTCGTACGAAAAGGACAAGTTATTGGAGATACAGGACGACATGTATCTGGGCTCATTAATTGGATTAAACAGCGATTCCAAAAAGAAATAGATAAGCGTACTACAGAGCGTGGTAAGTCAGCACAACAGAAGAAACTAGATGCAATTCTAGACTTTTTCTCTACTGAGAACAAACAATCGCTTAAAAAGATGTTTGATTTACAGAAAGTAATAGTTTTAGCGAAATTAAAACTTATAAATACTCTTAATAAATTGAACAAAATTAAAACATTTGTAAAAACACGTAATGGTTATAAGGTGACAGGAGCCGAAGGCTATGTCGCTATTGATAAACTTGGTGGTGATGCAGTGAAAATTGTTGATCGTATGGAATTCTCATACAACAACTTTTCACCCGATATATTAAAGGGATGGGACAAACCGGGAAGAAACTAATGGCAGTAGGTTTTAAAGATTTTCTAACCGTTGACTATACACAAACAGGTGATGGTCAACTTGCAAAGAACGCTAAGAAGCGTAAGATGGATACAACAGGTGGCAACAATGCCGAGTATTCATCGACTCATGGTCCGTCTAAAACGGATGAGGCCCTTTCCATGGCCCAAAGACGTGCTCGTGCTCGTCAAATGAAGAAGTATAAGACAAGAATTGCTATGGGTCGTAAGAGAGCCATGGCAAAGATGGCTGATGCTCCTCGTTTGAAAAAGAGAGCTCAGAAGGCAGCACGTGCAGCCCTAGCTAAAAAACTCACCAAGGGAATACCTAAAGGCGAATTGACTCCAGCAAGAAAAATGGAGATTGAAAAGCGTCTAGACAAGATGAAACAAAGAGTGAATCGTCTTGCTAAGAAAATGTTACCCACAATAAGGAAAAAAGAGTTAGCTAGAAGGCAGGGATAGTATGAGATCTATCATAAGAAATATATTACCAGAAGATGAATACGCAAAAATTGTAGAGAAAGCTGATGCTATCTACAATACTAAAGAACTTGCTGTGACGTATGAAAATTCTAATTTTCTAACCACCGTTGGTAACGAAGATGGTACTCCTGATGAAGATATTATGTCTATCTTTGATGATGTAAAAATAAAACATAGAATATTCCATTCTTTAAATGTTCCCGTAAATCAAAAAGGACAGGGCGGAACTAATGTTTCATGTTGGTTAAGTCTATTCAAACCAGGCCAATATATGGCACCTACTATTGAAGTTACTGATATTTGGCAGCATGCTAGAAAGAAAAATCTAACAACATGTGCATTTATTTACGTTATCAAAGCTAGTAGTCCTGGTTTTTATTTTGTTCATAAAGAATCACATGAAGCTGAAATTTATAAAAATCATTATATACCATATCAAGAAGATAATATGTTGATATTATTTTCTCAAGATATGACATATGGCTGGGATGAAAATGTTTGGGAAGGCGACAGAAAAGCATTGCATGGACATATATCCTTTTTTAGAGATCCAACCGACCCAGGTAATAGAGTTATTGTATGATAAATTCATTTAGTCAGTTTCTAGTTGAAGAAGAAAAGGCAGTTTATTTTACCTTTGGTAGAATGAATCCTCCTACTATTGGTCATGGTAAGTTACTAGACAAGCTTGCTTCAAAGGCTGGTAAGAATCCATATCGCGTGTATCTGTCACAATCATCAGATGCAAAGAAAAATCCATTAGCATATGCAGATAAAGTAAAGTTTGTGCGGAAGATGTTCCCCAAGCATGCTCGTTCTGTAATGTTAAACAAAAAAGTAAAGACTGCTATCGATGCAGCTGTAGCACTTTATGACGAAGGTTTCACTAAGGTTGTAATGATCGTAGGTGATGACCGCCTTCGTGACTTTGATATCCTATTAAACAGATATAATGGTGAAAAGGCACGCCATGGCTTCTATAACTTTGAGTCAATTAAAGTTATGTCAGCTGGACAAAGAGATCCAGATGCTGAAGGTGCTGAAGGTGCATCTGCTACGAAACAACGTGGTGCTGCGTCAGATAATGACTTTACTACATTTGCCCAAGGTTTACCAAAGCAAATGTCAAATAAAGATTCTAAAGCACTATTTAATGCAGTTCGTAAAGGTATGGGCCTCAAAGAACAAAAACAATTCCGTAATCATGTTCAATTAAAACCAGTATCAGATTTACGTGAAGCATATGTAAAAGATGGACTATTTGCTGAAGGTGATGAGGTAGTAATTTTAAAGAATGATATTGTAGGTAATATCCAGCATCTTGGTGCTAACTACGTTATTGTTGAATCAAAGGGTGAGAGATATCGTTGTTGGTTATCTGACATTTCAAAAGTAGATCCGGATCCTAAAATGAATTGGGATGCTGCACCTTATGATGATCCAGGTGAAGATGGTGTTGTAAGAGAATCATTACACGAAGCTGGATCAATGTATAAAGACAAGCCTGATTGGGGAACACCTGAGTCGACTAAAAAGGCTAAAAAGATTACACCAGGTTACAAAGAAGATTTTGACATTAATGATATTACAGCTGATTTTTCTGTTGAAAAGCAAGGTAGTATGACTGTAGGTTTAAGTGACTTGCAAGAAGGGAATGGTCTTTGGGTTAATATTCATGCGAAACGTCGTAGAGGCGAACGTATGAGAAAGAAAGGTGAAAAGGGTGCACCTACACCTGATGCCATCAAATCAGCTCAAAGAGAAAAGACAGAGAATCCACAAGATCCAGATATTGCAGATCGTCCCGGTTCTCAGCCTAAAGCATACCATAAGGGTTTAAGTAAAGCACAAAAGGTTGCAAGAGATCGTCAGTTTAAACGTCAGGCTAAAATGTCTGATGATGATCCTAAAGCATATAAGCCAGCACCTGGTGATAAAACTGCTAAGACTAAACCATCAAAGCATACACTCAAATTTAAAAAGATGTTTGGTGAACAAGATGCACAAGATATGGCTAAAACAAGAATTGACAGAGAAAAGAAAGTTGATGCACGGAAACATGATCAGATGATGGATCGTGCACGACTCAAAGATGTTCTCAAAAAGAATAGAGAGACGAAGGCATGATTAAATTTAGACAGTTTAATGAAAACACTACTGCGCTTAAAAATAAAGCAGAGAAGAGTGGAATGCCTTTAGGTGTTTTACGTAAGGTATATAATCGTGGTGTTGCTGCTTGGAAAACAGGTCATAGACCTGGTACAACTCCTGAGCAGTGGGGTATGGCAAGAGTCAACTCGTTTGTGACTAAATCATCAGGTACATGGGGTAAGGCAGACAAAGATCTGGCAGCGAGAGTAAGAGGCAAGTAATGGCAGTAAGATCAGCAGATAAAAAACCAGAAAAATACATTGGACAAGACGGTAAGCCAAGAATTCGTATGGTTCCGGTTGATAAAGAAATTGTAAAGAATGAAGCAGCTAATGCTTCGAAAGAAGCGCAACGCCATATGCAGGGTATGAAAGATGCTCGAGCAGATATGAAAGTTGCAAAGTCTGCTGATGCTATGACCAAAGCTATGAATAAACTTCAGCATCATACTAAAGCTCATAAGAAAGCTATGTCTGCTATGAGTGAAGCAGCTCCAAAAATAGATGATGAAAAATATGCTGATCATATGGCTCGTAATAAAAAGCCAAAAACAATGACATCTACTCAAAAGTCCCTAAGTGATATCAGTAAACGCGCTAATGAAGCTAAAGATGGTGACGGCGTTAATATCGTAAAGGATCGTCCATTCAAAGGCAAACCTATGAAGAAAGAGCCTGATAGTGGAAAAGGTATTAGCTTTGCAAATATGAAAAAGTCTAAAGTGGCTAAGGATGCTGATGCTAATCCAAACAGAGCTAAAGCTATGGGTGAAGCTAAAGATCCTGCTAGAACTGTTAGCCAATTAGCAATAAGAGATACAAACAGAAGATTTGATAGAGCTAAAAAATCTGCTGAGAAAGATAATGAAAATTCAAAGTATCGTACATCTAAATCTGGTAATGTGTTTGTAGGATTAAAAAAAGAAGCCAAAGATCCTGAAGAGTATGATAAAGAAGGTGATATGGCTAAGACTCAACTTAAGACAATGATCGACGCTGCTCAAGAACTACACGATCAATTGTCTGATGATGAGAACATGCCAGAGTGGGTACAGAATAAGATTACAAAAGCTACAGATTATATTGATTCTGTACGTGACTATATGAAAAATAATGATGACGTAAATGAAGAGACTCAACTAGATGAGTATGGCGGACCACCTATTTCACGTGCTAAATACTTGAAACAAAAGCCAATGAAAGAACGTGAACTGACGCCAGGCGAAATGAAAAAACGTGAGAAATATGCACAAGATCTACCT